TTACGGCAGCAGCGTGCCGCCCTGATCCAGCGTCGTAATCTGCCCCACGCGGCGGGCGTGGCGGTCGCCGTCGAACCGGGAGGTAAGCCATGTGCGAACGATCATTTTGGCCAGTTCGCTGCCCACCACCCGCGCGCCCAGCGCCAGCATGTTAGCGTTGTTATGCTCCCGGCTCATCTTGGCGGAATAGCAGTCCGAGCAGATAGCACAGCGCACACCGCGCACTTTGTTGGCGGCGATGCCGATGCCGATGCCCGTGCCGCACATCACAATCCCCAGTTCACATTCGCCGGAGGCCACCGCGCGGGCGGCGATTTCCCCGTATTTAGGATAATCCACACTGTCGTGGGAGTTGGTGCCCAGGTCTTTGTAGGGCAGGCCCATCTCCTCCAAAACAGCGATCACATGAGGTTTCAGGTCAAATCCGGCGTGGTCGCAGGCGATGGCGATCATGGCGCAGCGCTTCCTTTCCGATGATGAAACGTAAGCCGTTTCGAACTTCTTGCCACATATTATAACATGCCCGGCCGCCTCAAACAACCGCGTCGGCGCGAAAACAGGCGGATTGCGCCAAACGTCCGACCGGTCGATCCATCGGACGCTATCGGACTGAAAACCGGTTTATACTGACAACGTGGAAAAGCGGGCAGGGAAACCCGCGCGGACAGCATGGATTTTCGGCGGGCTCCGGCGCCTGACGCGCCTTCACCGGCAAGGCGGCTTACCGTTCTTGCCTTTATGCAATCGCCCGAACCGAAACCACTGTCCGCCGGTTTCCCGCCCTCGGGAGTGCGGCTCACCCCTCCGCGCTCCCGTTTTCCCGGTCTGTTCATTCGACGAACGCCACGACGTAATCTCTGGTCGCGGCGTTCGCCCATTTTGATATACGAGGTGAGATGCGCGAGTGAACCCGGATTGGAAGGCTCTGGCGACCGAATACGTCCAGACCGGCATTAGCCTGAAGGAACTCAGCGCAAAGTACGGCGCGCCCCTGCCCCGAGTGAAACAACACAGCGCAGCCGAACATTGGGTGCAGCTGCGAAGCGCGTGGCGGCAGATCGCCGCTGTGCCCGCCCTGCCGCCACAGGCATCCGAAACACATCCGTCACCCCGAGTGGAGGAAGCCGACGACCCCATGATCCCGTTGGAAGCAATTCGCGCGCAGTTAACGGTTCTATTAGCCCGCGCGGCAGGGGAGCTGGATAAACAGGTGCTGGTACACAAAAGCCGCCGGAAGGAAGTGACCTACGATGACTTTCAGGGTAAGGAAAAGCCTGTGGGAGAAACCGTGGAAGAAAACCTTCGACTGGAAGTGGTGGACGCGCTGGTGAACTGCATGGGGCTGCAGCATTTAAGCAACGCCCTGAAAACCCTGCGGGAGGTAGCGCAGGCAAACGCGGGCAGCGCCGTAGGCACGGATCGTGTAGCGGAGCTGATGCGGCGGCTGGACGAAGAAGCCGCCACCCCCGGGGAAGGAGCAAACGCCTTTGCTGAGCGCAAAACAACGTGAATACCGTCGGAACGCCACACGGGTATGGAACGTGAAAACCGGCGCCACCCGATCCGGCAAGACCTACGGGGATTATTTTCTGTTGCCCAAGCGCCTTCTGGACGGGCGGGATCGGGAAGGGCTGAATGTGATTCTGGGCAGCACCAAAGGGACGTTAACCCGCAACCTGATCCTGCCGATGCAAACCCTGTATGGCCCGGGGCTGGTCGGTGACATCCGCAGCGACAACATGGCCGTTCTATTCGGCCAGCCCTGCCACTGTCTGGGCGCGGACAGCGTGCGGCAGGTGAACCGCCTGCGCGGGAGCAGTATCAAATACTGCTACGGCGACGAGGTGACCACCTGGCACCCGGACGTATTCGGGATGCTGCAAAGCCGTCTGGACAAGGCCTACAGCCTGTTCGACGGCACCTGCAACCCCGAAGGGCCTACCCACTGGTTTAAGCAGTTTCTGGACCGTGGCGGCGACGCGCTCTATCAGCAGGCTTACACGATCGACGACAACCCCTTCAACCCGCCGGACGTGGTAGCCCGCATGAAACGGGATTATGCGGGTACCGTTTATTACGACCGCTATATTCTGGGGCGCTGGGTGGCGGCAGAAGGCGCGGTATACCGGCTGTACGCCGACGACCCGGAACGTTTTGCGCTTGACCCCGCTGCGCTGTCGGCGTATCCGCTTGCCACGGCGACACTCGGCGTGGATTTTGGCGGTAACGGTTCCGGTCATGCCTTCTGTTGTACTGGCTTTACCCGGGGGTTTGCCGGGATGGTAACGCTTGCGGAATGGTACCACAAGGGAGAAATTACCCCCGAACGTCTGGAAGCCGCGTTTACGGATTTCGCCCGCGACTGCGTTGCCCGCTTCGGTGCGCACACCGCTTATTGCGACAGCGCCGAACCCACGCTGATCCTGGGCCTGCGCGCCGCGTGCGTGCGGGAGCGTCTTCCGGTAGAGATTCGCAAGGCGCGCAAGGGGCCGATCAACGGCCGCATCCGCTTTCTCTGCCGCCTGATGGCAGGCGGGCGCTACCATATCCTGCGCACCTGCCCCCACACCCGCGACGCGTTAGCGACCGCGCTTTGGGACGCGCGCCACGCTACGCAGGACGTTCGCCTGGACGACGGCACCACCAACATCGACAATCTGGACGCGCTGGAATATTCCTTTGAGCCTTACATGGAAGATATGATGGGAATTGCCTGAAAGGCAAAATGTTGCCGCGGTTACGCACGCGGCGGTGCATAACGCAAGAAGGCCATACCTGCGGGTATGGGCAGGGGCTTTCCGCTCGCGCGGGGCGCTAGGAGCGCCCCTTTGGGGAAGGGATTTGCGATCCCCTCCCCAACCTTCCCCGGGATTACGGCAGGGGTCGCTTTCGGAGTACAGGATAGTCGTCCGCCGCTACCTACGGTAGCGCGACCGACAAGCCCGTCCATCCATCGAGCGACCCCTGCCGCGCCCCGCCTGCTGGTATTCAGGCGATGGGAAAAATTACGACCCAGCATGGCTGTAATTCCATGGGAAAGTAATCGGCAAGATAATATACCGATAAAGCTTTAAGGGATAAGATGTGGACATAATATATCTCTGTCTCTTGTTCCCCGTTTTGCTCCGCACGCACATTGTTACTGTGGTGGAAACGAAATGTTCTTTCCCCGTTCCCCGTTTTTCCTTCGCATGCATATTGTTGCTATAGGGGCAAAAGACTCCCTCGCAGGATGGACTGGATCGTCGGTCGCGCGACCGTAGGTAGCAGCGGACGACATTCCAGTACTCCCAGAGGGAGTCTTTCGCCCCCTACTCCAAACGCATACCCCGAAGGTTTCCAAAGGGCGAGCGGAAAGCCCTTTGGTGTGTCCGCAGACACATCTCTGCTCCCGCGCGCCCGCTGGGCGCATTTTGATTGATTTTCTAAAAATCAGAAAGAGGAGGCTTCCCATTTGGATAACGCAATCATCCTGCAATATCTGGAACGTGTCGGCTACCATACGCCCGCCGCGACATACGCGGCGCATCTGCGCGAATATCTGGCCTGGTACCGCGGCTATGTAAGCGACTTTCACGATTACACCATGCGCGTGGGCACAGGTCGGCGCACGCTGACCCGCTACAGGCTTGGTATGGCTAAAACGGTGTGTGAAGATTTCGCCACGTTGCTGATGAACGAGAAATTACAGATCAGCGCGGAGAGTTTCCCTGCTCTGCCCGCGATTCTGGAGCGCAACGCGTTTATGGAGCGTGCCAACCGGCTGGTGGAGTGGACGATGGCGCTGGGCACCGGGGCGCTGGTGGAATTCCCGGACGCGCAGGGATTGCCGACCATCGACTATATCCGCGGCGACCTGATCTTTCCCCTGCGCTGGGAGGGCGACCATATCACGGAATGCGCGTTTGGCAGCCGCCGCGTGTTCGGTTCCGGCGCAAGCGCCGCGGAAGGGTATTATGTGCAGGTGCACGCGCACGAACCGGAAGGGTATGTGATCCGTAACGCATGGCTGGACGCACAGGGGAACGAACTGCCCCCACCGGAAGGCGTGGAAACGGTTGGCGAGCCCTCGCCCGTGCCGCTGTTTCAAATTTTGCGGCCCAACATAGTCAACGCCGCCGAGCCGGATTCGCCCATGGGAATGAGCGTTTTCGGCATGGCGATCGACCAGCTGAAGGCCGCCGATCTGGTGTTTGACAGCTATGTGAACGAGTTTGTTCTGGGGAAAAAGCGCGTAATGGTGCCCCAATCGCTGGCCAGTATCGAAATGCAGAAAGACGGGGCCATCCAGCCGATCTTCGACCCCAGCGACGTGCTGATTTACGTATATCAGCAAAGCCAGGACGGCGCGGACGAGCTGAAGCCGCTGGATATGACCCTGCGCTCGGCCGAGCATGAGGCGGGGTTGCAACGGATGATCGATCTGCTGTCCAAAAAGTGCGGGCTGGGAACGGGCCGCTACCGTTTCGACAGTGGCGTGGCGCGCACAGCTACGGAGGTCATCAGCGAGCAGAGCGACCTGTACCAGAGCCTGAAAAGGAATGAAAAACCGTTGGAACGCGCGCTGTGCGGCATGGTAAACGCCTTAAGCTGGCTCACCGGCGGGCCTGCCGAAATGCAGACCCGCGTATCGTTTGACGATTCCATCATCGAGGACGCGAACGCCGCGGCGGAACGGACGCTCAAGCTGGTTGCGGGCGGCCTGAAAAGCCGTAAGCGCGCCATTATGGAGCTATCGCACTGTTCGGAGGCCGAGGCGGAGCGGCAACTGGCGGAAATCGCCGCGGAAACGCGGGGCACGGCCGTTACCGGCACAGGCGCGGATCAAACCGCTGACCGGGCGGCGGACAACGTATACCAGGGGGAGTAAGGTCCTGCAAGGCGGCTTCTTCGGTACGCATGCTCACACATACGGCAGCTCATTAAGGGACCCTCACTCACGGAAACCTGTTTACAGAAACCCACTCACGGAAACAACGCTTCCGCCCATCCGGCAGGAGCGTTTTTTCATTCCCCCGTAAGGGGGCAGGCGACGGCCTGACGCAAAGCCTTCCCGCCCGGGATGCCCCTGCGGGGACGGTACGGGGCACACCCCATCCGGCTTGTCCAGGCGGGGGTTGGCGAAGTGTGAAACGGAATTGATCGCCGACGGGCGTTAAACGGAGGTATATACGATGTTTCTGAATCTGTCGCATCCATCGGTACCCTGTTGCGGCGAAGGCGACGCGCCTGCCGCGAACCCGGCCTCGTCCGAAACGCCGGATGATCATCAGGCCCCCGACTCCGCCCTGAAGGAAACCCTGCTGAAAGCTGTCGCCGAACGTTCCCGCCGGGCCGAAAGCAGCGTAGTCCGCTCCATGGCCGAGCAGAACGGCGTGCCGGAAGATACCCTGTCGGACCTGCTGACGCAGGCGCGCGCCGAGCAGGCGGAAAACCTGCCCCCCGAAGTGCGTAAGCGCGTGGAAACCGCCGACCATCGGCTGCTACTGGCCGAGGTGAAAAGCGTCGGAAGCGAACTGGGGCTTGTGGACGCGGAGGTTGCCCTGCAGCTGATGGACCCCGCCGTCGTAGCGGTTGCGGAAAACGGCACGGTCACCGGCGTGCGCGAAGCGCTGGAAACCCTGAAACAACGCAAGGGGTATCTGTTCGCGCCGCCCGCGCGCGGCGCGTGGGCCCAGCGGGTATCCGCAGGCGGCGTGCAGCCGCTGACCGGCGTGGAGGAAGCCTTCTACCGCAAAAACCCGGGGCTTCGCAAATGAAAGGCAATTGCGCCGCTCGCTGAGGCCGCAGGGTCAAGCGCCGCGCAGCCGCAGGCCGGGGTTCCGGCCAATCGAAGGCCCGCAGTGACCCGGCGACGCCGTTCGGGTGGATTCCCCGATGGGTATTACGGCAGACAAACGAAACGGCATCTGACTTTTCATGAATAGCAGGAGGAAAAAAGAATGGCACACGAATCGCAGGAACGCTACAGCGAGCTGGTGCTCGCCAAACTCCGCAGCGAGCTGGTACTCAAGGATGGCGTGGTTTTCAATAACGATTATGACGGCGATCCCGCCGCGGGCGCGGTAAAAATCCCCACCCGGGACGACGAGGTGGCCGCCAGCGACTACGACCGGGCCGCGGGTCTCGCGCCCACCACCGGCAACACCGCCTACACCACCCTGCCCATCAACCGCGACAAAGCGGTAAACGAAATTATCGATGGCTACGACGCGGCTTCCGTGCCGGATGCGCTGATTGCCGAACGGCTGGACAGCGCCGGGTATTCGCTGGGCCGCGCCATGGATATCGATGGCGCAAGCGAGCTGCTGGGCGCGGGCACCGTAACAGGCGCGGGTACCGTGGATAAGGATACCGTTTACAGCGTGCTGGTGGACCAGCGCACCCGCATGAGCAAGGATAACATTCCCGCCGCGGGCCGTTACGCCCTGTGCACGCCGGACGTGATCGCCGCCGTGGTGCGCAGCCCGGAGTTTACCCAGGCCTCCAGCCTGGGCGACGAGGTGAAACAGAGCGGTGCCATCGGCCGAATCGCGGGCTTTAACGTGATCGAGTTTAACGACGATACCCCCAACCTGGCCATGATCTGCGGGCACCCGCGCTTCGCCACCCGCGTGAACGCCTGGCAGGCCCCTGTGCGCCTGCAAAGTCTGGACGGAAGCGGCAAGTACATCGGCGCGTCCGCCGTGCAGGGCCGCATGGTATATGCGCACAAGGTGCTGCGCCAGAAGGGCGTTCGCTGCGTGTACGCGCCGGGCAGCGTTTCGATTGTCGCCGCGCCGGGCAGCACCAGCGGCGCGACGGTGTTAACGCTTAGCGACGCAAGCGGCGCAACCGCGTGGAAGTATACCCGCAACCCCGCCGCGCGCGCCGTATTCGGCGAAAGCTACACGGGCACGGCCCTGACCAGCGGCACTACGCAGATCAGCGCGGCGGCGGGCGACGTGCTGGAGGTCGCGGGCCTGAAGGATGGCAAGGTGATCTCCGCAGGCTACCTCACGCTGGCCGCCTCCAACCTGAAGGCGTAACCGTATGGCGCTGACCGCAGACGAATACCGATCCATCACCGGCGAACCCGCGCCGGAAGATTTCGAATCCTGCCAGACGCTGGCCCAAAGCATGCTGGATGCGCGAACCCTGGGCTACTATACCGCGCATGACCCGGATACGCTTCCGGCGCTGATCCGGCGGGCGTTGCAGCAATATCTGGCCTACCAGACGCAGGCGGTAAGCCTTGCGGGCGGGCCGACAGCCCTGATGGAACCCCAGCCGCAAAGCGGAAGTTTAGGCCAGTTCAGCTTCGTAAACGGCGTAGGCACAGGCGCGCATTGTCCCGCCGCCGCGGCCCTGCTGCCGCTATTAACAGGCTACGCCCGCTGCGACTGAAACCGGGTCTTTAGATTGCCCCCGGCAGATCAGCGGCAACGTAAGGGGGCGGGCCATTATAATCGAACCGGCCCGCCCCCGCCGCACCCGCCGGACAAAATGGCTTCTCTGCTGGCCCTCCTTTTCCCTCACCGACACGACTGTTGGTCGTGATTTACAACCCCCGCTACCCCAGCCGAAAAGCTGGGGAGCACAATCCTGTTCAGAAAGGAGGCGCTTTCCATGCGCCCGATCCCGCGCGCGTTCCTGATCCACAGCGCCACGCTGCTGGCGGCGACTGGGACGAACGAAGCAACGGCTGTGCCAATTGCGGAGCTGACCCGCATCCGCGTGGAAACCGAACAGACGATAACCCAGGACCGGGAGGAAACGCGGGCGGGGCGTACCGCGCAGCTGTGGTACGACGTTCGCCAGAGCCTCCCCCGCAAGGTGCAGTTCGTTCCCGGTCAGCTGGTGCTGTATCAGGGTGTGCATTATCGCGTCGCCGCCGTAAAGGAACTGTACTGCGGCAGGCGGCTGCATCATGTCGAGCTTTCCCTGACCGATTAACCGGATCGGAGGCGACCCCATGTACCGGGCACAGGCAACCGTAACCCTTTCCCCGCAAAGCCCCTTTACCGACATGGCAAAGACCGTACAGGCCTGCCTGCCCGCGCTTTCCGCGCAGGTGCTTATGGACTGCAACCGATACGCCCGCGACGATACCGGGCAGATGATTACCAGCTCCTATGCCGCAAGCGACCTCCGTCGCGGGCGGCTGGTGTGGAACACCGCCTACGCGCGGCGCGTATACAGCGCGGGCACCCCGTCCCGAAAACATAACGCCGCGGCCAGCCTGCGCTGGTGCGAGCGCGCTAAAACCTTACACTCAGCGGCATGGAGGGCGCTGGCCGCAAAATTGCTGGGAGGCGACGCCGCTTGAGCATTCAAACCCGGGTGCTGGCCACGCTGGTTGCGATGATAAACAGCGCGCCCCTCTTCGTCCCGGTAACACAGGGCCCGCTGCCATCGGACGGTGGTATCAGCCTGAACGTAACCGGCGGGCGTACGGAAACCGTGACCCTCTCCGGCGGGCAAACCGTTACGCTGGAGATCGCCCTGAACAGCAAGCATACGGACCGTGCCGCCGCGCTGGACGCGTTGTGCGCCCTGCACGAAGCGCTGACCCGGGCGGACGCGCTGCCCTGCGGCGAAGGCTGGCAGATCGTAGCCCTGCGCACCGCCGCCGCGCCCGGCTACCTGGACCGCGACGGCGCGTACTGGCTGTTTGGCAGCACCCTGAACGTAACGTACACAGCGGACTGAACCGCATGCAAAGAATAAGGAGGCAGGCCCTTTGAAAATCACCCGCAACCTGATCCGCGAATATTACGGCATCCCGTCCGGCGACACGGTGGAGTACCACTATGTGAACGCCGGGTTTGTGAAATGCAGCGAGGAGAACAACCCCAAGGTGGATAAAACCGCCTTTGTGGGGGACGTG